ATAAAGGCTCTATCGGAATGACTTTCGAAGAGGGTAGATTAATAGCAATTGATGAAAAATCTATTATGGATATTAAAGTAGGAGAACCTATTAAAAGAGAAATAATAGAATATGCTAATAAAATAATAAGATATCGTAATGCGATATTTATAAAATGTTGTGATCAACAAATTTCAAACTTAATAGATGGTTTCCAAAATTAGAAATTGGTTTGTATGTTGGTGGAGTATTAACTATTACAACATACACAAGAAAGAAGATGACATTAGAGGAGGCATTCCTGATAATTATGGGGAGTATAATTGTAAAAGATGTGGAAAAATCTTTAAATTATGAGAACTTCTTTAGAAATTACATATAAAACTTTTAGATTAAGATCTAAATTTATAGAAAGAACCGAAGAGGAATTATCTATATTAAAGGAAGTCTGTATACAAGCTGTAAAAGGAAATACTGATATTCTTGAAATAGTATCTAATCATGGCGATTTATATTATATATCTAGAAAAATTCTAGTAAAATCCATTATTTGTGTTAAATATGAAGAACAACTTTAAAAATAAATAAAATGAGTAAATTAATAACAATTGCAATACCAGAAGATTGGGATATAAAGGAAGATCTTCTATTAGAAGGAACAAACACAGAATTTTTATCGGAGCTAGAAGAAGTACTTCTTGAAAATGATTTATTATCGGTTAGTTTTAAGCCTGGTAAAATTATTAGTATTGATTCTGAAGATTATGTAGGTGATTGTGTAATAACTTTAGATACCGAAGACGGAAGTATATTTCTACTACAGGTAGATAGTGATATTCCTTACGGTAAATCTCTTAAAGTAGTTGATAATAATAAAATTTCTTTAGAAGAAATGGATATTATTGTTGAAGGAACCTATTATTACTGGTAATGAAATATTATGCAGTACGTAATGGACTAGAGGGACCTAAAGTATATTTAGATTGGAATTCTTGTCAAAAGGCTGTAAAAGGATTTAAAGGAGCTAAATTTAAAAGCTTTACTAATAAAGAAGATGCTGAAGAATTTATTAATATTATAGAAAATATTTTAACTTCTTATCCAGAGGGACATCACATAACGGTAGATGCTTCCTCTTCTATTAAAGAAGATTTTTGGGAATTTCAAATGGTATGGTCGGATTCGAAAGAATTAATCTATAGATCTCCTACTTATAAAAAAGGTACTAATAACACAGGTGAGGTACTCGGTTTAGCTACTGCTATTAAATATAGATATGATAATAATTTAGATTGTAATATTTATTGTGATAGTCTAACTGCAATATCTGCTTGCGAAAAAGGGACTTATAATATGAAATCTTCTAATATAAGTTTAGAAACTATTAAATTAGTTCAAAAAGCCTTAAATGAAATTATGTCTATAGATCGTTCTAATATTATACATTGGTGCAATTCTATAGTAGGTACGGAAATTCCTTCTGATTTTAATCGTAAGTAATTAATAAATAGATCGTTATGTTAAAATACCAAGATTTATCCCAGATTGAAAGAGAAATAGTTAATGCTGAAATACGTAGTAATTATAATTCTACTTCTGATAAAGAGTTTAAAAAAGTAAGTTTAAATGTACATTCTAATATTTATTGTTGTAATTGTTTTCTATCAGAAAAGAATTGTTGTTGCGATAAAATAGAAGAATGTTTAGAATTGGATGAAGATGACTAGAAAAATATGGTTCACAACAGATCCTCATTATGGACATTGGAATATCGTAAAATATTGTAATAGACCTTTTTCTTCAATCGAAGAAATGAATAAAACTCTTATAGATAAGTGGAATTCAGTTATAAAACCTGAAGATCTAGTTTATGTAGTAGGAGATATTACTATGAGTTATTCTAAGAAAAAGATGAAAGAAATCTTTGATCAATTAAATGGAGAGAAGATTTTAATAAAAGGAAATCATGATAAAAAAGCAACTATTCCAATAGATTCTTTTGTAGAAATACATGATAGATTACATATTACTGGAGAAAATTATGATTTTATATTGGTACACGATCCCGCTGAGGCAGCTGCAAATCATGAGACTGATCAAAAATATATATGTGGTCATTTACATAGTTATCCAGAAGATCGTATGTATCGAAATTGGTTTGATGCTGGAGTAGATGGAAATAATTTTACACCTATATCATTAGAAGAAATAATTAAACTATTTAAAGATGAAAGCAAAAAAAAACTTAGTGCTGATGAGCTGTTGCTCACTACAACATCAAGCTATAATAAGTATGTACAAAGGCGTAGTGACTCTACACGTACACCTAATAACATATCGTAATTTCTTTCAAAGAGTGAGAGCTGCTCTTAAGTATATATTTAACATGAGGGCCACTTATGGAGAGTGGGATAATCTACTTTTGGATGAAACTCATATCGATCAACTTGAAGAAGTTGTTAAGTATTTAAAAGGGGAAAAGACATCATGAACAATTTAAAAAATATAAATATATGCCAGAAATAAATTTTCACGGAAGACAAGAGTGTTTTAATCTAACTATTTATAATTCAATATGTTAGGCGTACATCATTCAAAGGACTTAGATGGTCTGTGTTCGGGTGCAATCATTAAAGAAAAATATCCCGATGCTACAATGATAGGATGGGATTATGGGCAACCTTATCCACTTATTGATGGAACTGAAGAAGTTATAATGACAGATATTAGTTTTCCTATACCTGAAATGATTAGGATTACTAAATTACTAGGAGATAACTTAACAATAATAGATCATCACCAAAGATTCATAAATGAATTTACAGAAGCTTTAATTGAAATAGATGAAGAACCTATTTGTATTTTAGATAGTAGTAAATCTGCTTGTGAACTTACTTTTGAATACTTATTTCCAGATAAACCAACTCCAGAATGGATAACTTTATTAGGAGATTATGATACTTGGAGATCTAGTAAACTGTCTAATTGGAAAGAAAAAATAGTTCCATTTCAATATGCAATGAGAAGTATAATTTCTACGATTGATGATTTCAGTTTACCTATTGGAACTGTTCCAGAAGTAATTGAGAAAGGAAAGTATATTACAAAATATGTAGAAGAAACAGATTCTTATACATGTAAACATTATTCATTTGAAACTACTTTTAAAGGATATAGAGCTATTTGTCTTAATGTTCCAGGAATAAGTTCAGATACATTTAAAAGTATCTATGATGAACGTAAACATGACATAATAATAGGATTCTGCTATACAGGCAAGTTCTGGAAAGTTAGTTTACGTAGTATAAAAGCGATTGATGTTAGTCTTCTAGCTAGTCAATATACTGGAGGGGGAGGTCACTTTCATGCTGCAGGTTTTGAAGTACAAGACATCGATGAAATAATTAAAAAATAATGGTATTAAAAAGAAAATTAGAAAATATAAGTACTCCTATACTTATAAATTCTACATTAGAAAAAGAAATTGAATTAGAAGAAAAAAGTAGAGGATATTATAAAGAATGGATAGAATATAGACCTGGTGAATTTATTCCGGCTGCTCCAGTAAATAATACTCCTCTGCTTCCTCCTAGTTCGTATAAAATAAATTGGGATTGTAGTAATCAATGGCCTGTTTTTGTTAAGAAAGAAATAGTATTAGACGAACTTTTATTATTACCTAATCCTACTCTTACCTCTATTTTAGAAGATATTCAATATTTTTGGTCAAATAAACAAAAATTCTTAAATTATAAATTTGCATATAAAAGAGGAATATTATTATATGGACCTCCTGGATGTGGAAAAACTAGTATTATTTCTCTTTTATCAAGAGATATTATTAATAGAGGAGGAATAGTAGTAAGTATAAGTACTGTAAACGATCTTCAAATTTATACAGATTCAATAGGTAAAGTATTTCGTAATATTCAACCTACTACTCCTATCTTAGTACTTATGGAAGATTTAGATGGTATTGCTGCAGTAAGAGAAGCTGAAACAATGCTACTTAATGTATTAGATGGAACCTATCAATTAAGTAATGTTGTATATTTAGCATGTACTAATTATCCTGAGAAGTTACAAGATAGAATTTTAAATAGACCTTCTCGTTTTGATAAGAGGTATTTAATTGATTATCCTTCGTCTGAAGTAAGAAGATTTTATTTAGAAAGAAAAATACATCCTTCTGATTTAGAAGAAATTGATTTAGAAGAAATTGTTAAGAAAACTGAAGGGTTGAGTATTGCTCATTTAGGAGAGTTTGTTAAAAATGCTTTTATATTTAGAAAAAGTATAGAAGAATCTATTTTGTGTCTAAAAGACATGAGTACTATTATTTCTAGTTCTAAGTTCACTACTCGTAAAACTACGGGGTTTTAATATGGAACAACACGGAATAACAATTAATGTTATACTGAGAGCTAAACGCCTAGGTGACTATACTGTATTTATATTTGAAAATCTAATAAATTCAGAGTTAATATGTGTCACTAAATTACCTAATTGGCAAGGATATAATGAAATTAATATAGGTGAAGAAGGATTCTTAACCTATATTTTTATAAATGCTTTAACTGATATGTGGAAAGATAAAAATACTGGAACTATGATATCTTATAAATATTCTGGTAATTATTTCCAGTCTTTTATATCTGATGATCATATCGTTAAAAATGATAAAACAGTACATAAAGAACTGTTAGTTAAATAGAAGATAATGGGAGAATTACAAGAAAAGCTTATTAAAGCTTTACAAGATAAAGAAGAAGATATATCTTCTTATACCTGGAAATTTCCTAAAGTGAGAAGCACTTCAGGAGTATTTCAAAAAGAGGTTAAATTAATAGATTGTACAGAAGAAGAACTTAAACAATTCTTAAATCATTCACAATCTATGTTAAATTCAAAAGACAAGAATAATCCAGGTAGATTAGTATTATTAAAAGAAATACTAGATCAACAATTAAGATGTAGCACAGAGTTGTTTTTAAGACACTCAGAAAGTATTGGAAATAGTCGTATTTCTATATTAGATGCAGTAAAAACGAATTTAAGAAATAATAATTACGGTATAATTGATACCAAAAATTTATTATTATCAGATATATTAAATGTTCCAACCGAATTTAGAAGTGTTTCCATTCCTATGCTTATAGATGGATGTCTAGATCAATTAGGTAAAATTAGATAATATATCTTTATTTTTAGTTTTATATAAATATTTTTGTAATTTTGTGATTATAAATTATAAAAATAAAATATGAAAAAAATTTCAAATGAATTTGATGAGCAGATTAAATTAATGTATACCATTGAAAATTTAAGTGCAGAAGAAATAAGTAAAAGAACTCTTTTAAGCAGTTCCACAATCTTAAGAAAACTTAAAGAAATGGAAGTTAATGTTATTAAAAGTAGACATGCGGGTGTTTTTAATATAGAAGAAGTTATTAAACTATATAAAGCCAGAATTCCAATATATGTACGAGGATTCATCAATTTATTTGAATAGAAAGAAAAAAAGATATGATTATTTTGCCGTTCTTTTAGGGAACTAAAAGATTATTACAAACCAATATCGGTGAACTCTGTGATGGGAATACCGAGATAAGTATAGATATAAAAAATCTATACCATCGTACAGCGTAGAGATTGAACCTAATTAATTAGAATAAAATATCTCCAAGAGTGGTTTGCATCCAGAACGGATGAAAATGTATGCGGGACTTACACAAAAAAGAAGTGTAAGAAATTAGGATAAAAAGCCTAATGATAACAAAATCGAGATTTGACAGAAAACATATTACTCTTTCTTTTATTACAAAGCAAGGGTTATGGTTTACAAAAGAAGAACAAAAAGATTTGTATGAAGTTGATGAACTAGGAGTAGAAAAAGATAAAAGAGATGTTATTAAAGAAAGACTTAAATTATCACCTGAAATAAGTTTATCTATAACTCCTTTAGGTCTTAGTTACACTCAATTTAGAGCTATGAATACTTTAAAAAGTAGAAAATATAGTGAACTTACAACAGATCAATTAAAAACTTTAAGAAAACGTATTTTATATAATCTTGAAGATGATGTTAAAAAACACATCTATTTTTGGGAAAAGAAAATTGGAGAGTTGAATAAAGTGATAAATAGTAAAAAATAGCATTAATGAAGTATATAGTCACAAACTCTAGACTATTTGAGATGAATGGAGTTGAATCCATCTCTCTTGAAAAAGCTTTATCAATGTTAGAGAAAGAAAAAATACTTGGTTTTGATACAGAGACTATGGGATTAAATTGTTTTCAAGATAAACTACTTTGTAGTCAATTTGGAACAAAAAAATTTCAGATTTTGTTTGACCATAGTTATGTAAATATCCAATCTTTAAAAACATTAATAGAATCAGATATAATTCTTGTAGGACAAAACTTAAAGTTTGATTTACGTTTTTTATATTATCATGGTATAGTGCCTAAAAATATTTTTGACACATATTTAGCAGAGATTCTTTTAACTAATGGATTACAATACGATCATAGAACTTTAAAAGATATTGCTTTTAAGTATTGTGGAGTAGTGCTTGATAAAAGTGTAAGAGGCACTATCATTTATAATGGTCTGACTGAAAAAGTAGTCAATTACGCTCTAGCAGATGTTGAGGATTTAATTCCTATAATGGAAGCTCAAATAGCTCTATTAGAGAAATATGATTTAATGGAGGCAATTAACTTAGAAAATGCTTTTTGTAAAGTTTTAGCATACATAGAACATTCTGGTATTAAACTAGACATGAAACAATGGATGGCTAAATTTAGTAAAAATAAAGAAGCATTTTTACTTTCAGAAAAGTCCTTAAATGAGTACCTTTGGGATAATAATCATAAAAAATATTTTGACACACAATTAGATTTATTCTCTACAGAACGTAAATGTCTAATGAACTGGAGCTCTCCTACGCAAGTATTAGAGTTTTTTGTGTCTTTAGGTGTCAATACTAAAGAATGGAAATCAGGAGAAGAAAGAAATTCAGTAGATGCAAAAATCCTGGAGAAGCAAAAGTTTGATTTTCCTATAATTCCTATTTATTTAAAATATAAAGAATTCCAAAAAGAATGTAGTACTTATGGAGAAAATTGGCAAAAGTATATAGAACCTTCTACTGGTAGGATTCATACTAATTTTAGTCAATTAATGGACACTACTCGAATTTCTTCTGGAGATAAATATAGGAATTTACCTAATATGTGTAACTTACCTTCTGATCCTGAAACAAGAGCATGTTTTGTTTCTGAATACGGAAACACACTTATAGATTGTGATTATAGTGGGCAAGAAACTGTCGTACTTGCTAATTTATCACAAGATAGAGGAATGATAGAATTCTTTCAAACAGGTTTTGGTGATCAGCATAGTTTTGTAGCGAGTAAAATGTTTTCAGAATTAGAAAATCTGTCTGTAGATGAAATAAAAAGTAAGCATAAAGACAAGAGACAGTTAGCTAAGGCTGCTGGATTTGCTATTGCTTATGGAGGTAATGGCACTACTATTGCTAGAAGTTGTAATATTTCAGAGGCCCAAGGAGAATCTGTCTATAATGCATATTTTAAGGCATTTCCTGATTTACCAGCTTATTTTAAACGGGTATATAAAAATGCAGTAGAAACTGGTTATATTGAATTTAATGATATAACTAAACATAAATACTTTATCCCTAATTTTGAAGAATTTAAATTGATAGATTCTGAGACTAGAGATAACGATTTTTGGAGAAACTATAGAGAAAATAAAGATACAGATACTGTCTTGAGAGACAAAGTAAAAGCTTATTTTAAATTAAAAGGTGAAATACAGAGAAAGGCACAGAATTATCGTATTCAGGGAACTTCCTCATCTATAAGTAAGTATGCTTTAGTTTTACTGTTTAATAGGATTAACAAAGAAAAATTATTCAACACTGTAAAAATAGTTAACTTTATCTATGATGAAATTTTACTAGAAGTACCTGAAAATATAGCTGAAGAGTGGAAAGAGATATTGGAATTGGCTATGGTTTCAGGAGGTGTACCTTTCTGTCCTACAATACCTTTATACGCAGAAGGAGTTATTGCTAAATATTGGGCCCATTAATGACTAGAGATGAACGTCAAACAAAAGCTTTAAAAGCTTGGATTGCAAGTGGCTGTATATCAAGTATTATAGCTAGTACGGGATTTGGAAAAACACGTCTGGCCCTTCGAGCCATAAAATGGTTCTTTAAAAACAATCCTAATACTACAGCTTTAGTAGTAGTCCCTACTCTTTATTTAAAAGAGCAATGGACTGGATTGTTAAAGGAATGGAAACTAGAAGAAGTTAAAGTAGGAGTTATAAACTCAGTAGTTAAAACTACACAAGTAGTTGATTTTCTAATAGTTGATGAGATCCACTGCACCCCTAGTGATACTTTTTTACAAGTTTTTCAAAAAGTAGATTATAAAATTATTTTAGGATTAACAGCTACCATCGAAAGATTAGATGGAAAGGAAGTACTTATAAAAAGATTTGCTCCTATCTGTGATGAGGTAACGTTAAAAGAATGTATTGAAAATAAATGGTTAGCTCCCTTTCGAGAATATAAAGTACTCTTGGACGTAGATCTAACTGAATACAAAAAAATGACTGAAGAATTTATTGGTCATTTTTCTTTTTTTAATTATGATTTTTCTTTAGCCATGTCTATGCTTGGAAATGTGATTAATAGAAGGAAGTACGCCAAGGATAATTTTCTTTCTAGTAAAGAAGTAGATCTTCATACTTTTGGATTTAATAGAGCTTTACAAGGTAGAAAGAAATTTATATTTAATCATCCTTTTAAAGTATTAATAACTCAAGAAATATTAGCATTTAGACCTAAATGTAAGGCAATTACTTTTTCTCAAAGTATTGAAATTGCAGAGAAAATAGGTGTGGGAAGTATAATACACTCAAAATTAACTCCTAAAAAATTAAAGCTTATAGAAGATGAGTTTAATACGGCTGTAGAAGGAGTAATAAATAATTGTAAGAAATTAGAAGTTGGAGCAGATATTAAAGGGGTTAATTTAGGAATAATGTTAGGAGGTAATTCCTCAGCTATAAGTTTTGCTCAAAAACGAGGAAGAGCAATAAGATTAGAGGGTGATAAAACATCTGAAATATTTCATCTAATATTACGTGGAACCGTTGAAGAAGAGTGGTAAAAATTTTTAGAGTATTATTTGGTACAGTAAAAATTATTTATTAAATTTGTAATTAATAACAAAATAAATATGAAATTAATAAATAATAATTTACAAAATAGATGTGGAGTATATATTTTAACTAATTTAGAGAATGGTTATAAATATATAGGTTCTTCAAAAAATCTTAAAAAAAGATTAAAAAAACATGTTTGGGATTTAAAAAATTCTAAACATAGTAATCAGCATTTACAAAATGCTTGGAATAAATATGGTGAAGATAGTTTTGAATATGGTATATTATGTATTTGTTCTGAAATAGAACAATTTAATAAAGAACAACAAATGATAGATTTTTTTAACCCTGAATATAATATACAAACAGATGTAATTAATTTTTCATTAAATACAGAAACAAAGTTAAAAATTTCTAATACTTTACAAAATAAGTATGAATCAGGATTTACAAACGCTTCTAAATATAAAACTAATGTTTATATATATGATATAATTAACTGGAAATTAATTAAAAAATGTACTCATTTATCAGAAGCAGCTAATATATTATATAATAAGTGTGGTACTTTAAAAAATAGTCAGGTTGATAAAGCTTTATTAAAAGGACAGTTTGTTGTATTATCTAAAGAATTTAATAATATAATAACCTTAAAAAATTATGTTAATAAAAATATTTTGACTTACAAAACTCAGGATAAAAGAATATCATTTCTTATTATAGAAAAATTAAAAAAATTACATTATTTTAAAAATATAAAAATGGCTGTAGATTATATAAAATGTTCTTCAGTTTCTACACTAAAGAAACATATAAAGAATACAAAATCTAATCCATATTTAATTCCAAATACAAATTTTAAGATGTATACATCTGACAAATATATACCTATAGAAGATAAAGCCAGCTAGAAAAGTAATTTTCTAGAATAATAATGGGCAAATTCGAAGAAAATCCCTATGGGACAACATCGAGATAATTAATATTGTAACATATATTAATATTGTAACGCATAGATATTGAAACTAAATTATATTTAATTTAGAATATAATATATCCACGAGTGTCCACATCCTACCTATCAGAGGATGAAAATATATGCTGAACTATATGGTAACATATAGAAGTTAAGATAAAAAGCTTAACGATAACAAAATTGTTAGAAAAGCTTCTAAAGATTCTGATATTATTACAATTGATGAGGAACAACTAAAATTAGTACTTAAAAATGAAGAAATTCAAGATAAAGTACATAAAGAAAATAAATTTTTATTTAGATTTTAAATGACAATAAATTGCCCAAATTGTGGTAAACCTTTAAAAGGAAAAGAAGGAGAAAAACTTATATGCTATACTTGTAGTTCTATAATTGATGGAGATCAAATAGTTCAAATAGGTATGGGAAAGTATAAGTTTATAGATGATCAAACTGATTATATAGTTCCATTTGAAACTATAGAAGAATTAGAAGAATTAAAAAATAGATTCTATAGTAATATAGATGATTATAAATATTGTAGAATAATTACTCCATTAGGAGTAGAAAATATAGTATGACAAAATTAAAGCTTGAGCTAAATAAGGAACTTGATACTATGATTGCATTGGGAATTTCCGCTGAAGAGTGGTTTTTTATTCAATTGCTAATTCTCCTTGAAGAAGGAGATGAAGATAGTTTATATAGATATTTTACACAAGCTAAAAAAGACAGTGTGCCAAAGTCAACTTTGGCCTCGTTACAAGAAAAGAATATAATAAGTAAATCTTATAATATACCAGGAGAAGGTGAAAGTTTTGATCCTAAAAAAATAACATTTAGTGTTGATTTTTACAAAAAATATTTTAAAACTTCTGGAGAAATGGGTATAGAACTTTTAGCAGCTTATCCCATGTTCATAACATCAGGAAATAAATCATTTCCTATGAAAAATATAGCTAAACATTTTAAAAGTTTTGAAGATTTTGCATTTACGTATGCAAAAGCTATCAAATTTAATAAAAAAACTCATGATGAAATAATACAAATATTAGAATGGGCTAAAGAAAATGGAGTAATTCAATTTAGTCTTCCTGAATTTGTAATATCTAGAAAATGGGAAGATCTTAGAAAAATAAGATCTGGAGAAATATCATCTAATTTTGTTGCTACTTTTGATACATCTGAACTATTATGAGATATACTAAAAGATTAGCACATGAAATAGATAAAGGTAGAGAAGGTAAAAATATAGGTATTTCAATGGGAATGCCTCGACTAGAAGAACATATTTATGGATTAACTGCAGCTACGTATACTGTTTTATTTGGTAAAACAGGAAGTGGTAAAACATCTATAGCCCTTTATTGTTATTTATATAGACCTTTAATGAGAGCATTAGAAGATGGTATAAATTTTAAAGTAATTTATTTATCTTTAGAAATGTCTGGAGAGATGTTATTAGCTAAATTAGCTAGTATTTACATGTTGGAGACATTTGGTGTACAAATAGGGTATAAAGAAATTTTTTCTAAAAGACATACTTTAGACGATGTCAACTATGCGTATGTTTTAAAGGCTTTAGAATGGTTAGAATCAATTGAACCATTCATTACTATATATGATAAAAATCTTTCTTCTAATAGCCTGTATGCATTCTTAAAAGGATATGCGGAACAAGAAGGAGAATTTATTCAAGAGGGTTATACAGAAACTTATGTACCAAAAGATCCAGATCAAATTAGATTAGTTATTATGGATCATATAGGTTTAACTAGAAGAACTGAGGGTAGAAGTAAGAAAGAAGAAATAGATTTAACTTCATCGTATTTACTCTGGTTTAGAAATAAATGTAAGTATGCTAATTTAGTTTTAATTCAAGCTAATAGGGATCAAACTTCTATGGATAGAAGAAATGCTAATTTATTAGAACCTACCTTAGAAGATATAAAGGATAGTGGAGGTCCTGCTGAGGATTTAATTACAAGTAAAACTTGTGTATTAAAGATATTATATGTATCTTTGCAATATTAATTAAAATTAAGAAATGCGTAAGATAGAAGGTTTAAAAGAAAAGTTTTTACCTCTTTATGAGAAAGGTAAAAATGATAGTGAAATAGGAAGAGAATTAGAAGTATGTAATGTAACAATAAAGAACTTGAGAGAATCTTTAAATTTACCTAAAACATTTAAGTATACTAGAAAATTTAATACTGTAGAATTTTTAAAACTACACCAAGAAGGTTTAAATGATACAGAAATTTCTATTAAATTGGGTATTTCAAGTTCTGCTGCACAAGATTTTAGAAAAAATGTCTTAAAAAAAGATAGTAATTATAATACCTATGAAGAAACTGAATTTACAGATTCAGAATTTCAAGTATTTTTAGGTACTATGTTAGGCGATGGGCACTTACAATTACCTAATGATTGTAAAACAGTCTCAGGAGAATTTGTACATTGTTTAGCACAAAAAGAATTTTGTTTATGGAAATACAGGCAATTGAAAAGATTCTGTAGAGAACCTTTTGAAACTTTCCAGGATGATAAAAGAACTCTTAAAAGATATTTTAAGATTGTTTGTAAACTTTATTCTAATCCTCTTTTTAATAAATACTACGATTTGCTGTATTCTAATAAAATAAAGTACATCAAAGAGGAATTATTTAATAAAATAGAATCTTTAGGTTTAGCTACTTGGTATATGGATGACGGGACTAAAAGTTGTACCGGAGGTTGTACTTTATGCACAAATTCCTTTACTAAAGAAGATTTAGATATTATTATAAAAGTGTTAAAAAATAAATTTAATATTTCTGCTAATATTTATAAAGACTCTACTTTATATATTCCTAAAAAATCATACCTAATTTTTGAATCTTTAATAAAACCACATATAATACCCAGTATGCAATACAAAATGGGTCCTCAAAAAATCCCGTTAAACGGGGAACAGCCAGAAGTGGCCAATCCCGTGCTAAACCTTCTAGTAATAGAAGAAAATGTGTAACGACTAGTTGTGAAGCCTTATGGGCTATAATTCAACCAAGAAAGCGGGACGTAGAAATACGATGAGATAGTCTGAACTGTATATAACAAAAAAAAATACAGAAACAAAAGATAAAGAGCTTTTGTGATAACAAATTGTCAGAAATAGTGATTGGAATCTTCAACCCCTTCAAAGAAAAATTAGCAAAACATCGAGGATATTGTATAAAAAATCTACGAGATAGATCTAGATTTCTATGTTTATTAAAAAATAGATATGGTGATGTAGATAAAGTATTTCCTATTGCTTTTTATGGTAAAGTTAATTATGTTAAAGAATTACCAGAATTATTAGGAGATGGAGATGATTCTAATCTTGATTATGATTCTTATAAAGATCCTTTGTGGGTAACACCACAACAAATAGTACCTAATATTCCGAAGGAAAGAACTTTTGTACTATAAATTCCAGATGATTATGTCTGGCGGGAAGAAAACTTCCTTAAGTTAAACATTGAGCAAATATAAAAAAGATGGCTCATTTTATGTAGCATAGCTACGTTGTTTAACAAAAAATATTAAAATTTATGGCTATAACATTGCCAACAGAAAAAATTAAAGCGGTTACTCAAGATCCCAAAAACTTGATATTGTTTTCTCTTCCAAAAACAGGAAAGACTACCCTCATTGCAGAATTACCGGATTGCCTTCTGATAGATACCGAGGCTGGTTCGGATTTTGTATCAGCTATGAAGGTTAAGGTAAAAACTGTAGAAGACATCCTAGAAGTGTGTAGAGAAGTAAAAAAAGCAGGGTGTCCTTATAAATTCATAGCTATTGATACGGTCACTGCTCTAGAAGAGATGGTTATGCCTCTCGCAATTAGATTATATCAGGAATCGCCTAAACTACATGGGCCTTTTAACAGTAATGTTAATAGCAAACTTCTTTAATTGCTGGAAAACCCTTTGTACTATTAAATGTATTTATTATCTTTATGGGATAATTTAAATATTAAAAATAATGAGAGGGCAACCAGCAGCAAATATTCCAAATGGTATTTATGGCAAATAGAAATTATTTCTTTTGCCTATACACAACATGGTTATAAATTTTATAATGTAAAATGCTTACTCTGTAATTCAGAATATGTAAGAAGTTTTAGTCACACAAGTATTAATAATAATCCTCATTGTAAATACTGTTACGGAAATGTTACAGGAACATACGGTAGTGTTGAAGTTTTATCAATGTCTCATAAAAAAGACAATAAAATAATGTATAATACAAAGTGTGTAGTATGTGGAAAAGAATCTATACGTAGATTAGATCATATATTAGGTACTAAAAATCCTCCCAAGTATTGTAAATATTGTAAAGACAAGATGAGTGTAGTTTCAAGTATAGAAACTACTTCGAATTCGTTATTTTCTAATTATCGGAGTGGAGCCAAAACTAGAAATTTAGAATTTACATTAAATAAAGAAGAATTTTACAAAATAGTTACAAGTAATTGTTACTATTGTGGAGCAATTCCCGTAGAAACTTTAACTTCTAAATCTAATAATAGAACTACTACTCCTTTTTTACACAATGGTGTAAATAGGGTAGATTCTTTATTAGGGTATACAGTAAAAAATACAGTTCCTTGTTGCGCTGTATGTAATTTAATGAAAAATAAATTTTCAAAAGAATTATTTTTTGAACAAATTAATAAAATTTATAATAAACATTTGGAAGAATGTTCAACGACTATCTCGAAAGAGAGTACACTACAAGTTAATGGTAGTGGAAACAGGAAGAATCCAGAAACGGATTGTGATATAGTCTAATCTGCATGGTAACATGCAGCAGTTCATAAGAGAACGCAGTAAGTCTTACGAACTTATTGGAATATAAATGGTGGGAAAAAATTATGAAGGGACAAATATCCTAACTTTGCCGAACGGCAGCGGATATATGTGGACTCGAATCGCATTCTTTAAAGTAATTGGATGGGTGGAATCCGTGTGTCCTAATGTAATATTAATAGGACACGTAAAAGACACAATGCTGGAAAAGGCAGGAACTGAGTTTAATTTGAAAGATTTAGATTTAGTAGGAAAAAGCAAAAGAATTGCTTCTGCAAATTCTGATGCAATTGGCTATGTTTACAGAAATGCTGAAAACCAAACGGTAATTAATTTTGGTACAGGAGATGAAGTATTATGTGGAGCACGTCCACAGCATCTAAGTGGAAAAGAAATTATAGTAGGAGAAAAGATCGACGGCAAATTTGTAGCTTATTGGGGTCGTATATTTCCAAGTTTAGCTTCTCCTAATAAAAAAGAGTCCTAATGAAAATCATTATTGACTTTAATGAAGTGACACAAGAAATTATGTCAGTTACAGTAGGAGATTCTGTAAAAACCCCTACTGTAAGAAAGAAAAAAGAATTATCTAATGAAAGTGATTCACCTGCCATAATTTTAGAAAGTAATAAGCTAGTGCTAAATAAAGCACTAGCTACTTTATTAAAAGTAAAAGAAGGAGATAGATTAATTATTAGATATAAAGAAGATTGCGAATTTATTGAACCATTTTTAGCACCTGCTTCAATATTTAATGAAGAAGGTGGAAATAAATTAACTAAAGGGCTTTCAATAAGTTTTAGAGGAGAGCAAAGAGCTGCTTTATTTAGATTTGGTAGTTCTTTTGAAGTACTAGATATGAAAGACGGAAGTGTAAAATTAGTAGGAAGTACTAAAGTTAAAGATGTTGTACCAAATATAACTCTTGAAGCACTAACTCCTAGAATGGATATTGGAGACGATTTAGTTTTAACAAAAACAAGTTTTGAAATAAAATAACAATGAGTAGAGAATTAATAATTGATAATAGCGTACAAGCAAGTAAACCTCAATTAGAAGGTTTTAAAATTCACAATGTTGAATTTAAAGGAGTAGAAAAAACAGATATTACAAGTCCTAAAGACGGTGTAGTATATAAAGTAATTGTAATTAAATACGAAAACGAATTTGGTACTCATAGAGGTACTATTTTTGAACCTAAAGATGAAGATTATACTAGGAAAGTAGGAATGTATGGTCCTAATCCATGTAGAGTTGACATTATTTTAGATTATTTTAAACAATTAGTATCTGCTGTAAATCCTATTCTATCTAAACAAATTGCAGATGGCGCACAATTAAAGTTTAAAAATTGGGATGAATTACGTAATGCTTTCGTAACATCCACTCAAGATTATATTGGTACTAAAATCCAATTGAAACTTGAAAAAAATAAAAAAGGTGAGGCTCAAGTTCCTGCTTTTCCTATGGGAATAGATAAAGAAGGAAATTTATATCGTAGTTCTACTTATATAGGAACAAATATTGGATGGACTCCTAAAGAAACTAAAGCAATAGCTAATTATGTAGGAGCTTCTGCTACTCCTATGAAAAAACAACCTAGTTTAGATTTAGATTTAACCGCTACTGTACCTACTAAAAGTACTACAGAAGGTTTAAATTTAGGAACTTCTCTAGATGATTTAGGATAATAATATAAGGGGGAGCAATCTCCCTTATTTATCATGTTTACAGTAGAACCTCAAATAACAAAAGAGTTATTACTACGGAAATATCCAGAAGAACAATACATGAGTTATTACTTAGGTGTTCCTATTAGTAAAAAACTTTTTAAATCACCTTTAAGAGTAGATCACAGAGAAACTTGTAGTTTTTATAGAAACGAAAAGACAGGATTAAGATATAAAGATTTTGGAAATGGTGTAAATTACAATTTTA